TTAATCTATCTATTATTATAATAAAATAACACATCAATATAAATTAAATACAAAATAAACTAATTGGAGTACTAAATTATGTTATAATAGAACTATCAAAAGCAATAATGCTATTGAAAAAAGGAGAAATAAAATGAAAAACATAGATTTTATCGAAAAGATAGAAACACAAATTACAAATGGAAGTACAGATACTATGGACTTGACACGGGAGTTAATTCATGATTTGTATACAGACAAGGAAATTTATAAATACCAAGACAACGGTCTTTATGGCATGATAATTTTACTAGAACGCAATGGCGAAATTGAAAAACAAGTGCAAATTAAATGGGAAACTACAGAAATCAATTCTGAGAATACTTTGTATTTTTACACAATATCATAGACCACAATAACAAAGGTGGCTGAGGTATTCTCAGCCACTTTCCGAAACTAAATAATGGAGATAAAAAATGGCCGCATCGTGAATGTGGTGGCTATGATATTTAATGAGCTGGCAGTTGATCTCTAAATCCTGCATCAATCAGTGCTGGGGTCTTTAAATATTTATTTTTAGAATTGTGTTGACAATCCAATAAAAGTGTGTATACTACACTCATTGATTAAGAAAAATCAATACTGGCCAAGCAGAACTTGGTAATTAAAGAGGATAATAAAATGAAAAATAGAAAGGACCATTTGACTGTTGAGGTTCATAATGGATGAATATGCTAACCATGTAGATGATTGTGCACATCTTTCTAAATTTGCTTGGCAGAGGTTTAGGCATCTTAATACAATACTTGCTATTCAAGAAGGGGAAAGACTTGATTCAATTCTAAATAGAATATGGGTAGGATATAATATTCATTAATTTAAATTTTTGTTAGTTTGATAAAGACATAAGATAAATTTGAGTAATAGAACTATAATTACAATGATGCTATTTATAAAGGAGAATTAAAATGGATTATCTACAAAAAGCAAAAGAATTAATTAAGAAATATGAAAAAATGAAATATGAAAATACATACTCATTCAATATACCAGTAACAATATTGATGACACAACATTCTATTGGTATAAATTTTGCCTTTGATACTATCATTAAATTAAACAAATTTATTACTAAGCAACATGATGATAATTTTGAATTGATTTTGAAAGATAAAAAAGCAATTAAAATTATTATGGATAATATAGATACTATGGATGATATACAATACAAATTTTCAGAAAATCAATTGAATAAAAAATATTTTTTTAAAAATTATAATTTCAAAAATAAAAAATTACTAATACTTTATTTTACTAAAAAAATCGCTTTGAAATAAATGAGACAGACTACAAACATAATGATTATTAGGAAAAAATAATGAAACAATTTGATATGAGTAAAAGTGTTTTTTATGAAAGATATAAACCATCATGCGTTGAAGATTTAATTATTCCTAAAGTAATTAAAACAAAACTAATTGATTATATTACCACTCAGAATATTCCTAATATTGGAATGTTTAGTTCAAATCCTGGATGTGTGTTACCTGGAACTACTATATCAGTCAGGAAAAAAAAGAGTTTACTATCATATAAAGAAGTGAAAAAGAAATATCATCTCAATAAATTAGAGATGACTAAATTAAAAAATTATGTTCCATATTTGAATAAACAGTTTGATGATAATTTAATCCAAATACATATACTTAAAATTATTACTCTAAGAGGTAGTGTTGCATATAGTTTTACTTCAACATTCAAAGGTGATAAAAAATATAAAAGTAAATACTTGAAAGTTTCGCATTGGATTTATGTAAAGAATAGTATAGAAGAAGCTGTCTCTGAAACAGAACGATTAAGGAAATTTGTACAATATTTTGATGGAGATATAATAAATAGAGGCTATTTTAATCCTAAAAATATTAAAGAAAGTCTCTTGAGAATATGTTTTGATGCTATTTATTCAGATGCCAAGAATATTGTGGAGTTATATCCATATTTTTATAAAGTTACGTCGAAGGAATTTTGGTTAGTTCGTGGATGGAGTGATTTTGAGGCAATGGTAAAGGTTTCAGAATTACAGAATATTGATAGTATTAAAAAATATAAGAATAGTTATATTAATAGTGAAAGTAACTAACAAAAATATAAAGAATATAATTAAAGATCTTATTGATGAATATGGTAATGATATAGATCTTAATCATCTTGATGTTAGTAGAGTAACTGATATGAGTGGTATGTTTTATAATTATACTGATTTTAATGGTGACATTAGCTCCTGGAATGTTGGTAATGTAACTAATATGACAGATATGTTTTCTTATTGTTCTAAGTTCAATGCTGATATTAGTTCTTGGAATGTTGGTAAAGTAACTAATATGAGATGGATGTTTGCTTATTGTACTAAATTTAATTCGGATATTAGTTCCTGGAATGTCAGTAATGTAACTGATATGAATTATATGTTTTATAAAGCTAAGATTTTTAATCAGGATATTAGCTCCTGGAATGTTAGAAATGTAACTGATATGAGATGGATGTTTGCTTATTGTACTAAATTTAATCAGGATATTATTTCCTGGAATGTTAGTAGCGTAACTGATATGAGCAGAATGTTTGGTTATTTTAAATTCAATCAAGATATCAATAATTGGAATATCAATGATGATACTAATATTGATTATATGTTTGCATATGATAATTTTGAAAATGTAGATATTCTTAAAGAATACTTCAATGGAATTATTCCAAAGGGAAAGATTATTGATATTCTAAAAGATAAATATCCTGAGAATTTTATTTGAAATATTTAACTAAATGAACTAATTCATGTACTAAAACAATAATTAGCAATTCCGCATTGATATATGAAGGATTAATATGACAGAAAAAAATACTGTAATCTTCCCACAGATAAAAAAATTATGGTGCAACTAAAGATCAATACCTAACTTATAAGATTAGTATTTAGTATAAAAGAATAAATATAAGATTTATGATTTAAAAACTTTTAAAGATTTAATTTGATATAATAAAATGAAATATAATATAGACATTACAACCCTTTGGGATAAAGAATTTACTATGATTGACACACCTGATGGTACTCAAATTATTAATAGAACCATCAGAAAATTTCATAAACAATGTGTTGCATTATTATTCTCAAATGGTGATATTATAGAATGTTCAATAGATCATCTAATAGAAACTAATGAAGGCTGGGTAAAATCAAATTATTTAGAATTTGGTATGAATATCATTTCAAAAGATACCAACACAATATTCATTAGTAAAAAATCAATCGGTATAAGAGATGTCTATGACCTAGAAATTGATCATAAAAACCATAGATATTGGACTAACAATATTTCAAGTCATAACACTGGAAAATCAAGTACTGCCCATGCTATCATTAAAGAAATTAGTGGTGAAGCACTATGGATTAACGCCTCAATGGAAAAGGGTATTGATGTATTAAGAGGTAAAGTTGGAAAGTTTGCATCCCAATCTTCATTCGATGACAATATTAAAATAGTAGTCATGGATGAATTTGACCATTTCTCAAAGGATGGGCAGGCTGCATTCCGTGGATTTATTGATGAATTCTCTGAAAATTGTAGATTTATTTTCACTGGTAATTATAAAGAAAAGATTATTCAACCACTCATTGACCGTTTAGAAATATATGACTTTAACTCTTTCTCTAAAGAGGAAATGATTAAACCAATTTTTGAACGATTAAAATTTATTCTTGAAAATGAAAAGGTTGAATTTGAACCGAAGTCACTAGTCCCAATTATCAATACATATTATCCACGTATTCGTTCGATGGTTGGGGCATTGCAAAAATTTAGTAAAGATGGTCAATTTACCGTTAGTGAACATGAACTTGATGACCTAAATGTTTTTGACAAAGTAATGCAGTATGTACATCCAAAATCATATATTGAAATGATCACTGCTGTTAATCAATTAAATGCACCAGATAATATATATAATTATCTATATAATAACGCAGCAAAATATTTTAAACCAGAATCATACCCAAATGTAGTTCTTACTATTGCTAAATATCAACATATGTCTGATGGTGTCCGTGATAAAAACTTAAATTTATCAGCGTGTTTAACAGAACTAATGAGATTAAGATAATAAATATGAGTAATTATTTGTGGTGGAGCAGTATTTTTTTTCGTTTACAACTAAAAAAAAATGCAATTATTAATGATATATCAACAGATTTCTATTTACTTCTAAAAGATACAGAAAAATAATTTAAAAAAGAACTTTATATATATGTTGATAATTGGGAAAAAAAATACCAAAATATAGTTTTAAAAAGATATATTCATGCAATATTAAAGAAAGAAATGTTGAGCATCTTATTTTTTTTAAATAAATTATAAAAAAAAAATAAAAACTTTAACTAAAATATAAAGGAGAAATAAAAAATGTGGGAAGAAAAAGCATCTTATAATGTGCAAAAATATGTAGATGACATTTGGGAAAATAATGTAGTAAATGAAACTATAGATTATAATGATGGATTTATTTTTTTAATTAATTTTGTTGAATTTGAAAATGAAGAATTTAATTCTTTTATTAATGATATTTTAAAACATCACGGCAAATTAATTGAATATGATTATTCTTATGAAAAGAATAATATCAATAAAAAGTTCAAAAATGATAAAATACGAATATATATTAAAGGTGATTTAAAAAAATTAAGGGGTGAAATTCGTGCCACTTCAGAAGAAATTAAATGTTCTATCTGGTCTCTATATATTAAAAATTCATGTCAACGAAATTATGTTAACATAGAATTGTATAGTTATTTTATGAAACAAGGAAATTTAGAATATTACTATAATAGAATTAACCCAGAAGATATTAATTATGTAAATGATAAATATTATCCTTATATTAATACTAGTATTATGTTTGACCAGTTTTTTACAGGTTATGAGAATATTTTACTGGTTATTGGAAAACCAGGTATTGGAAAATCAAAGCTTGCGACGCTTGCTATAAAATATGCATATGAAAATTCTGATAAACTTCCATATGATAAATTAAAAATTGATCCAAGTTTAAAAAAACAATATATTAAAATTGTATATGTTAAAAGTACAGATGTTCTCATAAGTGATTCGTTTTGGAGAATGTTAGATGTTGAAATTGTTGATTTTGTTATTATTGATGATTTGGATTATATGTTAACTAAACGAAGTTCAGAAATTCAATCTAATGAAGATACATTAAAAAATATATTTTTAAACCAATTCCTTTCATTTGTTGATGGATTTCAAAAGAAAAAAACAAAATTCATCATCACAACTAACCAAAATAATGATGATATTGATACAGCATTATTACGTAAAGGACGTCTTTTTGATATTTTAGAATTGCGTTTGTTGAATAAAGAGGAATCTTTAGTTATTTGGGAAGAAAATAAATTATGCAAAGATGAATTTAATAAAATATTTACTTCAAGTGAAATTAGTGCAGCTGATTTAGGTTCTGAAATTAATAAACATTTAAACAAACGTATTACCAATAGTAAAAATAATTATTTAAAGGAAGAATGTATTTCTAGGATTGATACAGCAGGTATTAATAAGAAAATTACTTTATAATATACCAAAATTTATATTTATGATGTAATAAAAATATAATTAGTAATTTTACTAAGTAAGTAAAGAAACATCTAGTAATAAATAATATTTATATTGGATGAATATAAACAAAATAAACCTGCTTCACTAGTAAAACTATATTATAATAAAACTATCACATTGCTATTGATTAATAAAAGGAAGGAATAAAAATGAAAAATGACAAATTAGAAAAAGAAACTAATAAGTTTAAAATTGGTGATGTTGTTAAAACCAATGAACTTTATCAAACAAATTTTCACCATGAAAAAGAAGAACTAAAATAAAGAGTTATATGACAACTTATAGACAAATAAAATGGGATGAACCTGCTCCTACAATCACAATGAATATTGAAATATTTGATAATTCTTTATTGGGTGTTACAAGAAGATTAAAAAAAAATTTTAATATTATGACCAAAGAAGAACTTCTTTGTAACGATTCTGTAAAACAAGATATGATAAGAGCAATTGAATTAAACATAAATAATATCAATTGCCCAAATTTATTAAATGGTATTAAAATGAATTATCCAAACACTATCAAAATGCTTTTATTAGATAATGCAGAATTATTAATATGACAAAACTTTTCGAAGCATCATTTAAGGATGGTTACATTTTTTACGAACGATATTATGATACTATTCTTAAACGTTCTATAAAAAAACGTATCAATATTGCATATGAATGGTATGAGCCATCATCTACTGGGATGTACAAATATATCCTTGACGATTCAATAACCTTAGAAAAGAAGCAAGGGTGGGCAAAAGATGGACGCAATCATTTTGGTTTTCTTGATCCAATTTATCGTAATATTAGAGATAATTATTGGAATAAAAATGCTTATAATCTTAATGCTCGTGTGTGGTATATTGATTTGGAAACTAGGGTTTCTAAAAGTTTTAAAAATACAAACAATTCTAATAAAATATTAAAAGTACGTAAAAATTATGAATATAATATTACTGTTGGAGAATTACAAGATAAATTATTTGAAAGTGGAGAAGAAGATTTTGAATACTTTGATATATTAACTGGAACCTGGAAAGACTTATCTGATTCATTTTATTTTGAAAGAAATATTGGATTTCCACTTCCTGAAAAGGCAGATGAACCAATTTCATTAATACAATTTTTTGATACTGAAGAAAATGTAATGATTATTCTTGGGTTACGAGATTGGAAACATAAAGATGACTATGACTTCAACTTTATGGTTAAGTATGTAAAATGTAGTGATGAAGTCCATCTTTTAGAAAATTTTCTTAGTATTTTTGAAAAATTAGATCCTTTGATTATATACGCTTGGAATGGTGACGGATTTGACTTCCCATATATATATAATCGTATTAAGAAAGTGAGGCTTGACAGTAATCGTTTATCAAATTATGGAAAGACAAATCTAAAACAAAGCACGTATAAAGGACGTATAAACTTCACATTCAAATCAGATGGACATTTTTTTATTGATTTAATGGAAGTATATAAGAAATTCACATTTTCTCCTGTGCCTAGTTATGCTCTTAATTCAATTGCTGAAATTGAATTAAATCAAAAGAAAATTTCACACAACGAGTATGCTAGATTCGATGATTTTTACTCGGGTAAATATATCATTCCTGAGAATCCGACTGAAGAGCAAAAAAAATCTAAAATTTATCAAGAAGCTATAAATGGTAACTGGGACGAAGTTAAAGAACTATCATACTCTGAATTTGTATATTATGGGGTACAAGATACAAATTTAATTACACGTATAGATAAAAAGTTAAATTTTACTGTATTGATGAATATGATTGCTGAGAAAATGGGTGTGCAGATTGGAGATGCGATGAGAACAGTTAGACCATGGTCACAATATATTTCAAATAAATCTATTCTTAATCAATCTGTAATGCCAAAAAGAACAGAACATAACAATCCTAATTTGGTTGGTGGTTATGTTCGTGATCCTATTAGGGGTAAACATAAATGGGTTTTATCTGCTGATGTTAACTCAATGTATCCACTTCTTGGAATGGTTGGTTTTAATATGAGTCCTGAGACATTTATGCCTAAATATAAACTTCCAGAACAATTAAGAGATATTGTATTGCAATATTTCAACGATCAAAAAGAAGAGAAACGTTTAGAACTTCCACCTGATATATGGAAAATAGTTAATAAATTACTAAAGGATAATAAACTTTCTCTTGCTATAAACGGCGCTGTATTTACCAATGACAAAATTGGAATTGTACCAGAAATGGTTCAAGACATTTACGATTCTCGTAAGAAAGCAAAAAAAATAATGTTTTCATATGAAAAGCAAAAAATTCTAATTAAACAAATTCTAAAGGAAAAAAAATGAATAATCCAAAGTCTGAAGATGAACTATTAGAATGTATCAAAAATAAGATAATAGTTCATTCTTCAGCTTTTCGAAGATTTAATGTTGATTTATATACTATATACACTGAAATTTATGGATTTTCAAAATGTAAAAATTGTGATATTCAATTAGACAAATCCCATTTTAAAGGGTTATTATTAGGATTTAAGGAGTGTTGTTCGATTGAATGTACAAATTTATTACGATATGGTGTTACAAGTACATTTAATTTACCAGGAAATTATGAAAAATCAAAACAAACATTAATTGAAAGATATAGTGTATCAAATCCTGGGCAAATAAAACAAGTCAAAGAACAAGTTAAGCAAACATGTTTAGAACTATATGGTAATGAACATTTTGGTTCTTCAGATAAAGCTAAAGAAAAAAGACGCTTGACTAATCTTAAAAAATACGGTGTTGAAACTTATTCACAAACAAAAGAATATAATAACAAAGTTAGGTCAACATCAATTGTAAAATATAGAGTTGAACATTTTACACAATCAGATAGATATAAAGAAAATATGAAGATTAAAAATCCTATTCATCATAACCAAAATCATATTAAGAATTTTCAAGATTATAACCAAGAATTTATAACTGAAAATTTTGTCTTTAAAAATAAATTTAATATGTATAATGCAATGAAATATTTTAATGTTAAATCAAAAATACTTCATCGGAATTTTGATATTCCAAAAAGCAAGTCAATACCAGAAACAGAAATATTATCTCTTTTTGAAAATTGCGAAGACAATAATAGAACATTAATTAAACCATTTGAAATAGATATTCTTTCAAATAAACATAAATTAGCTATTGAATATAATGGTCTTATGTGGCATAGCATTGGCAAATCAAAATATAATATATTTAATAATTTTGAATCCCAAAATAGGATAAAGTTTAAACACTTGAATAAAACTGAATTAGTTGAAGAAACAGGATATCAATTATTCCATATATTCGAGAATGAATGGATTAATAATAAAGAAAAATGGATTTCTGTAATAAATAATAAATTAAATAATTCAAAGAAACTTTTTGCTAGAAAATGTACTATAGAAGAAATTGGTGCAATGAAATGTTCTGCATTCGAGGAAGCTAATCATCTTCAGGGTAAAGGTCTTAGTTCTATTAGAATTGGATTATTCTACAATAGTGAAATTGTTTCTGTTATGACATTTGGAAAAAGTAGATTCAATAAGAAATATCAATTCGAATTGATCCGGTTCTGTTCAAAGTTAAATACTACCGTTGTTGGTGGTGCATCTAAACTACTTAAGTATTTTGAGAGAAAGTATAAACCCAGATCTATAATTAGTTACGCTAATAGAAGATGGAGTACTGGTAATTTATATGATAAATTGAATTTTACATTTAGTCATAATAGTGGACCTAATTATTTCTATTTTAAACCGAATGAAAATATTCTCTATAGTAGAAATATGTTTCAAAAACATAAACTTAAAGATAAATTAGAAGTATTTAATTCTAAATTAACTGAAACAGATAATATGTTTAATAATAA